CGTAAAAGTCGCCGTAAAACACGGCGTCGAAGTTTTGGTAAATGTGCTGTTTGTTCTGGTTTATAAAATTTAAATTAGTTATTCAAATTTAAAGATTAAAATTAAGAGTTAAATAACTAAATAATAATAAAAATAACATTACAATGTCTTTCCATATTCCCGAAACACCTCCAAAATGTGTATATATAGATTATGAAGAATTAGCAGACGGACAGACAATGTATCACATAATGATTACAAGTGAAGGGGTAAAAACAAAGTTCAAAATAATGTTGCAATATGAAACCGAAACAGGCACACCTTTAATAAATTTCATTAGTTTGGATAATTCGCATTCACGGTATTCTTACAAATACACAGGTGACGATACATCAATAATTAAGGAATTTTTAGATACTCAGTACATTAACCTATTTACTAGTACAAATTTTAAACTAAAAGATGAACTAAAGACGGTTCTGCAATCTTTAAACATTAATTAATATATTTTTCTTTTACAATTTTAGCTAAATCTAGCATCCTAGTACTTGCAATAAAATCACTTTCTTTCTCTTTATTTTTTAAATTAGGTAATTTTAGAAAAACAATTTTTTTAATACCTTTTTGAATTATGAGTTTAGTGCAAGAGCTACAAGGAAATAAAGTTACGTACATAGTATGGCCTTGCAAATTATTAGAATTTGCATTAACCAAACAGTTAGCCTCTGCGTGAACAACATACGCATATTTAGTTTCTTCAAATTTTGAAGAATCCTTAGTCCAAGGTAAATCAGAATCTTTGATTCCATTAGGGAACCCATTATATCCTGAACCTATGATTCTATCATTATCATTATTAACAACTATAGCTCCTACTTTAGTAGAAGGGTCTTTACTTCTTTTTGATGCTAATATAGCAGACATCATAAAAAATTCATTTTTAGAAATATAATCATTACTATCATTATCCATATTGAACTTATAACAATGAACTTATAACAATGAACTTATAACAATGAACTTATAATACTGAACTTTAACAAGTTAACCTTAAACTATTTTAAATATACATATTAAGAGGAACCTCTTTTTTCTCTTTTCTTAGTTTGGTGTATATTTTAAATCCATTTTCCAAATCTTCTAGGTTAAGTTGTCTTTTAACCTTCCTACTTCCAAAAACTCTTTGAGCATGACAAATTTTACACATATCTAGCAAATTTTTAGTATCTCCTCCATTATTTTTAAACATATCTTTATTAGTAGTTAATAATTTAATTATTTCTTCTTTTTTAACCTTCAATTTCCATTTATCTTTGGTTGTTTGAAGATTAAAAATTTCATATAATTCATTTGGTTTATATTGTTGTATATCATATCTCCAAGGAAATCTTCTTTCTAAACCCCTATTTTGTCTGAAAAAACAACGTTCCAAGTCTTCTTTATATCCTGCAATAATGCAGATAAAATCATCAGCATTTTCAGATAAATACTGGTTTATACAGTCTATACACTCTTTACTAAATGAATCATTTCCGTCTGGAGAGCCAAGTGAATATGCTTCATCTATTAATAGAATACCTCCTTTAGCACTTTCTAAAACTTGTTTAGTTTTTATAGATGTTTCTCCTAACCATTTTCCAATTAATTGTGATCTATCGGCTATAATTACTTTATCATTGCTTAAAAATCCCATATTTTTATATATTTTTGCTAATATATTACATAAACTAGTTTTGCCACATCCAGGATTACCTGTAAGAACTGTGTGTAGAAACATATTTGGGTCATTCATTTTTTGCATAAATAAAAGTATTTGATTAACTAGTTCATCTTTAACTGTTTGCATACCTATTAAATCTCTTAATTCTACTAACGAGTCTATAAGTTTTAATAGAACCTCTCTTTCATCTGAAGCTTTTTGTATTGTTTCTTTTTTTCTTCTTTTGGAAGTTTGGGTAGAAGCCGTTTCTTCTAAAATAGCAATTAATTCATCTAAAGTTTTTACAGGTCTAGGGTTTTTAATAGATATATTAAGGATGTTTCTTTTAACTTTTGTAATTTTTTTAGTTGGTGGGGGAACCCACTCTTCTTCTTCGTCTTCGTCTTCACCATCTTTATGTCTTAATGATTTTTGATCAATAAAAGCAAAAATTATATTCGAATCTTCCAATTCTTTCATGATTTTTAATTTATTAGTATTATTTTAATATTTTAAAGTTCTGAACTAATTAAACAATGTTCATGAATATGAATGAAAAAACTTCAGAACAAATTTCTTTATATTTTGAACAATTTTCTTCTAAGTTTGATTGGTAATAGGCTTTTTTAAAGTTAGAGTCGTTTTTAGAAATAAATTGATACCATTCACACCCAGCCAAATAAGAAGGGCTAAATGTTTTACAATAATCTTCATATAAAATTTGAATTTTGTCCCAGTCATAACCATATTTATCAATTCTTAATTTGGTTATTCTTGTATTAATGTCGTTACGTTGTTGTTCAATTTTTAAAATACAAGAGTTTAATTTTAAAATATTATCAATGTCATCTGGATGTATTTTTTCATATTTATTTAGTACCATTTTAGATTTTTCTAATTTTTCAGAAGCTTGTTCAAAAAGCAAAATAATATCTTTTTCTTTGTCCATTTTTTAATAAAGAGAAATGTATTATTTATTGTTTTTGAACTTTATACTAAAATTGTTCTAGAAACTGGTATACCAAATTTTTCTTTAATATTTTGTAAAACATTATTCCATTCTTTGCGCTGTTTTTCTTTATTTTTAAGGTTTGTTCCATATTTATAGTTAGGTAAATTGCCTTGAGGTCTAGGGTATCCTAGAATTAAATTTTTAATATTTGCAAAAGATTCAGACTCTTTCATAATGAGAGATATAAGAACAAAAAATAAAAATACAGCAGTAACTATTAGAAACCATCTATTGTTGTAACTATTTTTTTTAATATTTTTCTTGGATTTTTTTACCATTATATAATATTTATATACAATATATTAAATTAGGGTTTTTTTATATAAAAAAAATAGATAGTAGTTATAAATATGAATGAGGTAATAATAGGTTTAGTTTTATTATCTGGGTTATCGGTGAATTTATTAATCAAGGACAAAAAAGAGGAAGAGTTTACTAATGGATTTGGTTTTGAAATGCCGGAATCAATACATCCTATTTTTTTAAATATGTATAAACAACAATTAGATAGAGATTTTGGATTATTTGATATTATACAACGCCTTAGATATCAATATTTTAATCCAAATATAGCACGACAGCTTTCCGGAAACAAAAACCTTTCTCCAATTATAATAATTCCTGGATTGGGTACAAGTGAAATATTTGGAAAATGGAATAAACCTGATTCTAAGAATATTAAAAAAGTTATGGATGTTAGTTTTCAGGAAAACCAGAAATGGAGTTGTAGACAAGTTCAATCAGAGTGGACTAATTTATGGTTTCCCCAAAAAGATTTAAATAAAACAATAAGTCAGTATTGCTGGGAAGATAATATTAAAGTTGAGTTAAATGATAATTTAGTTACAAATACTATAGGAGTTCAAACTATTATTAAAGATTTTGGTTCTGTAAATTTCAATCCAAGTTCATACATGGGTACATTTATAGATGCTATTAAAGCTTTAGGATATACAGAACAAAAAAATTTATTTGGTGCTTGTTATGATTTTAGAAAAATTTGCAGTCAGGACGAACTTTATCACTATACTAAAAGTTTAAAACAACTAATAGAAAGATCTGTTCATTTAAACGGAAAACCCGCAGTATTAGTAGGACATAGTTTAGGATCAAATTTAGCAAACTATTTCCTAGTCAGTCAAAGTAAAGAATGGAAAGATAAATATATTAATAACTTTACCACTTTTTCTGGAGCTTTTGGTGGAAGTCCCAAAGCATTAAGAACTGTACTATCTGGAGTTGATGTAACAAATAAACTAGAGAAAAATTTATTAAAAAATATTACACGAAACTTTACAGGTTTACAATGGATGTTACCTGTACCAGAGTTGTATAATGATATTCCACTTGTTCATTTTAATAATGTTAGTTATACGGCAAAAGATATTCAAATATTAATGAGTATGGCCGGGTCTGAAGAAACTGCTGCAATTTACAATAATGTAGTTTTACCTGTACAAAAAGAGTCTTTAAAGGCACCTGGTGTAACTGTTTATACTTATTCTGGTATTAATCTAATGACAGAATCTTCATACAAGTATAATAATAGTTTTGACGAAAACCCAGAAAAGAATCATCCTTATTATAAATCTAATCAGGCTTATCAGAGTAATTACGACTATCCCGAAGAATTTAATGGAGATGGGACTATCCCTCAATTTGCTTTAGAGTTACCTTTAACATGGACTAAACAACAACCTAATCCTATATTTTATAGATTTTATAACAGAGCCGAACATAAAGATATTTTAGAAATAGAACAACCAGTTAATGATTTTATTTCAATATTAAAACAATTAAATTAATTTAAATTCGTTCCGAATTTTATTCTGTATTAACAATAGAATTAAACTTATTTCTTAATTTTGTGAATATTTTATCTTCTATATCTTCGTATATCCACATTCTATGTTTATTAACAAGTTCTGTAAGATCTGGATTATATCCTATATCTCCATTTTTATATATTTCAAAATCAGAATCTACAATTTTATTAAACTCTGGGAGATAATCATTCTCCAAGATTTCAATAAATTTTTCTACGTTATGTGGACCTATTACACATCTTTGTGTATATAATGATAAATTAGTTATTATATTATAAATTTTAGATATTTTAATATTATCATATTTAATTTGTTCCTTTAATTGTTTTATTTTTTCTAAACTTTTGATTTGTTCTTCTAAATAGTGCAAATGTTTTATGTTATACTTACGTATTAATGCATTATAAAAATAAAGAGTAGATACATTTAATACAACCCCTATTAAATATGCGGATAGCCAATAATTACATTCCATAATAATATTATTATATTATTCTTATCTTTAATTTTATTAAAAAAAACATTTACATAATATTAAATGAAAGGTAGTATCAACGAACAACACTATAAACTAAATAAGAGCATAGACATTAAACTTAAACCCAAAACAGGATTTATGGGCGGTAAATTATTTAGTACAACTAGTCAAGTGTTTAAAGTTCCTCCTTTAAATGCTGCAATTGAATCTGGGTTTGGTAAAGGACCAAAGAATGATTTATCATTTAAAAGTTCAACTTCAACTAAGGATATAGAAACAATCCCTTTTCTAAGTTGGACGTCAGTTAGAAGTGGAAAATTTGATGACCCCAATAAGCATAGAAATGAACAATTATTAAAATATGAGATTTTAAAACCTATAAACCAAGAATGTTGTGGAGCTTGTTGGGCAGTAAGTAGTTCAACAGCTTTTTCTGATAGATATGGTATAGCAAATGATTCTTTACCTATAGACCCAAGTATTATTACAGTAATGAGTTGTTGCACTAAACAAATGCATAAAAATGTGTTTGCTATAGTAGATACACCAGATTGTGATATAAACAGTTCATATTCTGAATTAGGAAGTAGTTCTTCTACTATGGGTATGTGTTCTGGCGGGATTCCTTTTTCTGCAGGAATGAGTATTTTTAGAAACGGATTACCAAGTGATAATAAAACAAAATACACAGCTTCTTTATTTAAATGTAATGACAATGCTCCTCCATCTTTTCCTACTATGAATCAAGGTTTAATAGATGCTTATCCGTGTGACAAAAAGATTTTCGAAACTGAAAGTATTAAAATGGATGTAGAACCTGTATATATTAGCAGTAGTCAAGGTCCTCCTGCGCATTATGTTCAATTAATGAAACAAGCTTTATTAGAAGGTGGTCCATTAGTCGGAGGTTTTATGGTTCTAGGTGATTTTCTAGGTTTAGGTACGGACCTTGACCAGGGTAACGAAACATTTAATTGGGATTCTACTGGTAAGGTTTATGTTCCTGGTGCATATAATAGTATGTTTCCTTTAGTTTCTATGAATGCGGTAGGTGGGTCAACTACTATTAAAGTTGTAGAAAAAGAAGGTGAACAATCGGTTGTTGAAAATATGGGAGTACAGCCTAAGGCTCCTGTAGGTACTATTTTCAGTGGATTTCATGCAATTGTAATAGTAGGATGGGGTGAAATGGATGCAGAATTTATAAGTAATAAAGATGTAAAGTTAATTAAGGGTTCTGATGGGCGTGATAAATTACCTTATTGGGTTTGTAGAAATAGTTGGGGTGAAGTGTGGCCAATAGGGGATTATTATAAATCGGGTATAGATATAATAAAGGATGGTAAAAAAGAGATTTTAGAATTACCGGGAGGATATTGGTTACATGCTATGTATCCTAATGAATCTATGGCTTTGGATGTTCCGATTAGTTACGGGGGTGTAGATTACGGTAGTACTATGGTTATGATTCCTAAAAAAGTTAAATCGATTGAACCTTCTGAACCTTCGGGTGATAATGGTACATTAACTCCTGAACCTCAGTGTAATACTACTTGGGAGGATTCGGAAGGTTATGATTGTTCTCAATATTCGGAGTTTGGTTGGTGTAATGAAGATGGGTCAAAGGGTTTAGGGTGGAAAGATGAATGGGGGAATTTTAAAGATTTTAAAAATGGTGGTTTTAGTGCGGATGAAGTATGTTGTCAGTGTAGTTCGGGTGTATTTAATAATACAGATACACAATCAGTAGCAAGTAAGGAAATTGTAGCAGTTACTATATTTGTACCTATTTTTATAATGTTTATTGCATTATTAGCGTGGATTTATTTCAAAAAAAATAATTACACCCAAGTGTAAAAAAGTTGAAACGTTGTAAAACGTTAGTAGCTATCACAATTGCTGTAATAATTAGTGTTAAAACAAATACAAGCATAGCATGGGTTTATAGGAATAAAACATTCTACTAGATCTAAAATTTCAGGAATTAGAATTTCAGGAATTAGAAATTCATGAAGTATATGATGGTTATTAATACTATGTTTTTCACAAAAATTATTATCACACTGATAGCAATTTGAATGTATTTTACAATCTGAACATATAGATCTGTTACATACAGATATGTTACACCAACCTGCCAAACATTCATTGCATTTAAATTCACCTATGTTTATTTTACAATAGCTGCAATAATTCAAACAATTATAGCAAATATATTTATTATTTGCTTCTATTTCATTTGTTGTCATTATTTCGGGATTTATCTTTTTACAATCTATACATCTTTCGCAAATCCCAAAATCCCCATAATCCAAATCCCACACCTTATTTTTAAATTTAGAAATTTTTTTCTTTATTTTTTTAAAATTTTTAAAATTTTTAAAATTTTTAAAAATATTGTTCTTCCCCCCTCTTTTCTCAAACCTATTATTTAATCGAGTGAAACTCATCGTAAATTACCTTCGTAAAATAATACCAAAGTATTTAAAATTTTAAAATTCTTTTTTTTAATCAGAATCGCTATCGCTGCTACAATCGCTACTGTCGTCGTCACTTAATTCTTCATCTTCTTCATTTATACAATCTTTTAAATTATCCTTAACTAAATTTACTATTGAAAAATATGCCATTTTTAATTCCAATGAAGTTTTAGCTCCAGTAATGATTGTATTACCAGACCTAAAAATCAATACGGCAACTTGTCCTTCAACCTTTTTAGGGATTTTTTCTATTTTGGAGTAATTTGAATCCTTCATTTTGTTTTTCCACTCTTCAACTGTAGAGTCGATCCAGTATTTTGCATTAATACCTGGATATTTACCTGGTTGATAAGTTGCAAATCTCCAATTACCCCCCTTAAGCCAACTATTCTCGTTTATTAGTTCTTTAATTTTGGTTTGTTTAAGTTTAAAGTTAAAGCTAAATTGGCTATTTATCATTCCTAATTTTTGATTAATAAGTCTAAATCGTTTATACTGTACATTAATTATTGAATCTTTATAAGAATAAAGTAGATCTCTAAAAAGTATAGACACCTTTTTACAAATTTCTATTGTCCTACAACCAGCTATCTGTATCTTTCCATTTGGGAAAATTTTACCTGATATATTATTACCATCTATTTTCGAAACAACTTTCAGGCTGTTATAAAACGAATCTTCGCCGCTTTTTTTAATCTTATTAGATTTTTTGGAGTCGGGTTTATGGATAAAGTTAAATGTACCATCATTATCTTCATCAAATAATAACTTTAACTTTTTTAAATCGATAAAACAATTAAGTGAAATACAAACAACAAATACACTTATAGTAAGTTTAGAAGCAATTTCAGGGTCTGAAATATCTATTTCACTTATTTCTTTATTAAAGTCACAAGTATCCGGCAAGAATTGAGGTTTATCTAATTTTCTGTAAACCATTTTCTTTATATTTCTTTATATAGTATATATAAGTTATGTCTTTAAATGCACTTTACTTTAAATAATTAAAACTTAAAGTATTTAAAAATTTGTAAAATTTTTCTTTTATTTGTTACAGGAAACCCCAAAGGGTAGAGTAATGATTTATATGATTTATATATTTTTTCATAGAATTTTTATGAATTATTATTTTTTCACCTATTGTACTTTTTTCACTAATAAAATCACTAATAAAATATTTCCAATTAATTTTATCATAAAACACATCATCTTGGAGTAATCTTATTATCGTATAACCTTCTTTTATAGCACAATTCATCTTATATATATCATTTTCTAAAGTTTTTTCAGGTGAAGACCAATTTGATACCTGACTAAAATGTTGTTCACCGTCTAATTCTATTATATATTTATCATCTATAACAAAATCAAATCGCTTTTTTAAACACCATTCAAACGTTTGTTCTCTAACTACATTACATTCTAACGTTTTCAAAAAATCATATAATTTTAATTCTGTTTTATTTGCACAATATGGACACCAAGTTCCATTATTTATATGATTTAATGTAGATTCAAAATCGTGTCCGCATTTATCACAATCAAACCAACATTTTTTATTACTATTTTTAAATACATTTCTAGAGTTTATTTCATTTTTAATGCTCCAATATTTAGATTTATCATTAGAAGCAAAAGAATTATTAAAGCAAAATTCACAATTCTTTAATTCACATAATTTTTGATTTGCACAATATGGACACCATTTTCCTTTAGTTATATTA